ATACGAGATACGGACTGCCCGAAATCATTCGCGTTTTCAGCACCTCGCCGAACAGCTCTTGCTTCTCGGTGTCGCCGTTGATCATCGATTCGACCCACTTGTCGGTGATGGTTAGGGCAACGTTGCTGTCCACAAAGTTGCGGGGATCACCTTTGCTGTGGTCTTTGGACCGAAGCAACTCTGGGACGTCCGGGTGGTCAATCGGCAGGTATATCGCAAAAGACCCACGGCGAACACCCCCCTGAGACACTACTCGTGCAGCAAGGTCAAACTGTTGAGACCACGGAACAATGCCAGTGGACTTGCCTCCACCACTTATTGGGGCACCCGCAGGGCGAACATCGCCGAAGTAGACGCCAACGCCACCACCGTTCTTGCTCAGTTGCGCCACCTCCTT